AACCCACATTTGCAGGATTACAGACAATAACTGTTAATATGGCTGGTAACCAACAAAATGTGTTGGTTCAACAATTTATAACAGAGCAATTAGGATTTACTATTATCCCATCAGGCGTACAAAGATTTCATCTACATACATTAAAGCCTCAGGATAATGACAATATACAAGTTTATGTAACATTACAACTTGCTGACTCAACAGGCACACCTTACGGGACATTAGCTACTTCGTCTGTAGTTCTTTTGGCTTGGTTTGGAATAGGTGTTATTGCAGAGACTACCGTAGACTTTGTTTTTCCACACACGACAATCTCTGCAACTGACAGAATGATTGTTAAGATTTACTATAACAATAATGTAAGCACTGCAAAAACTGCAGAGTGGTACACAGAAGATAGTGAGTACTCATATGTTACTACATCAATTGCTGCCGCATCAGGGACGAGTGGTGTTAGTGGTACATCAGGTACATCTGGTTCAAGCGGATCATCAGGTACAGCTGGTACAAGTGGGATAGATGGAACATCTGGAACTGCAGGTACATCAGGTATTGATGGTACTAGCGGAGTTAGTGGTACGTCAGGCGTGAGTGGAACGTCAGGAGTAGATGGTACAAGTGGGGTAAGCGGTAGCAGTGGCACATCAGGAGTTAGCGGAACTAGTGGTAGCTCAGGAGCAAGCGGTACGTCAGGTGTATCTGGAACATCAGGCATCAACGGAACTTCAGGTGTTAATGGTACTAGTGGAGTTAACGGTACATCAGGCACGTCAGGTGTTAATGGCACCTCAGGATCATCAGGAACAACTCCAGTTGGTCAGATTACAGGGTCAGGAACAACCAACTACCTACCTAAGTTTACAGGTGCAAGTACAATAGGGAATAGTGCTATTACTGATGATGGAACAACTGTTACTTTAATTAGTAGAGCATTGAGTGGAACAAGTGCAAGTTTTATAAGTACTGCTGCAACAAATAATGCTGCAAGATATAATATAAGTATTGCAGACAATTCAGCAGTAGCAGCAGGTAATGGTGGTGGTATATTATTTAGAGGAGTTTATACAGGCACAACACTTGTTGATGCAGCAGGTATAAGTTCATTTAAAGCAAATGGAACTGATGGTGATTATGGCTATGGATTAAGTTTTGTAACAAGAGCAAATGGAGGTGATTTAACTTCAAGGCTTATCATAAATCCTTCAGGCAATTTAGGATTAGGAGTTACACCAAGTCAATCTTCAGTTGGAATTAATAAAATATTAGATATTGGGGGTGCAACAGTACCGGGAATAGTTTTACACTCTACTAGCAATACTAGTGAAATGGCTATTGGTACAGGTGGAGATGGATTAATTATATCTGCATCAGGTTCTGCAAATGCTGCTAATGATAATGTTATAAGATTTTTTACTGCGGCTACAAATTCATCTTTTGCTATTAGTGAAAAAATGCGTATTTTTTCGGATGGCAATGTGCTCATAACAAGCAGTACAATTACTAACGCAGGCTACAAGCTAGATGTTAATGGTACAGGAAGGTTTATAAATGGAGTAACATCAAAAGGGAGTGCAGCATACAATGGAATTTTTATTGCAGACAATACAGGAACAACAGGTGGTGGAATTTTGTCAATCAGACAAAATGGTGTAACAAGTGGATTTATAAGCGTTAGAGGTTCTGCGTTAGGAAACACAGACAGAAATATGGCTTATGCAGCAGAATTAGGGTTAGGGCATTATTTTTATGTTAATGATGGGACATTGTCATTAACATTAGGAACAACAGGCGCAGCCACGTTTTCGAGTAGTGTTACTACTAACGGAAACAATATATTTAATAATAGTGGTGGTAGGGCTATTGATGCGGTTTCAACCGGTGTATTATTTGCTCAAAATGGAGGGGCGCATAATATAATTTTTGGCGATGGGAATGTAAGATATTATTCTTTATTTACACCAAGTGGAGCTGCTTATGGTAGTATTAGAAACTTTAGTACATCAAGTGATATATTGACTTTTACATCCTCTGGCAACGTAGGCATCGGAACGACGGCGCCTGATGCTGTATTAGCTGTTCACGGACAATTTAAGGTTAAGACAACTAATGGTGATGGCAACGAAAATAGGTTGTTCTTTAATCCGGGAGGAGCTGCTGACCCTGCACAATTATATTTATACAATGAAGCTCAATCAAACACTATATATATAACTGCTAATGGGGCTTCATATTTTAATAGTGGTAACTTCCTAATAGGCACCACTACGGATAGTGGTTGGAAATTAGATGTAAATGGATGGGGTAGATTTACGCCTGCTGCAGCAACTTCAGTTCCTACAATAATGTTAAATCAAGGTAATGCGTATGCAAACATTGCAGGAGCAGGCGATATGTATCACGGATTAATTTTGCGAGGGATACCTGCAGCAGCAGGAGATTATAGTGTTACAGCAGGAGACCAAATGTCATTCTATGAATATGGTGGAATATTTAATTTTTACAAAAAACAACCGGGTGTATTATTAAGACAGGCATATATTGATAATGGAAATTATTATGGAGTAGCATATTTTGAAACATCAGATGCTACCATCAAGACTTTAATTGAAGATAACTATCAAACAAAAGGCATTGAATCTGTTGTAGCTAAGTTGTACACTAAGAATGGTATAGAGGAACTTGGATATTTTGCACAAGATGTACAAGGAATACTACCAAGTGCAGTAAGCAAAGGAACTGATGGATTATTAAGTCTTTCTTATCGTGAGGTTTTAGTTGCTAAGGTGCAATTTTTGGAGCAAAAGGTAAAAGAACTAGAAGCAAAACTAAACTAATATGTCTTGGGCAGGAATAGCAAGTAATCAATGTGTGAGTTGGGCTAATCTTCAGGATGCAGTAAATAATAATGTATTCATACAGATTGGTATAATACCTCCTCCAGGAATACCTAGCAATAGGGAGATAACTAAGTTAGGTGCACTAACAACTGTCGATATTCAAACAGCTCCATTAGCTGGTAAAACAGATAATCAATTAGTTGTTAAGAGTAATTTGGTAGCATCTGCTTACACTTATTATCAACTTAATCATTGTTCAGGTGGCCCTGCTGCGTGGACAAAAATTACTCCTGTATTGGGAACAGGTCAACGTTATGTATTACCTAGTGGTAGTCCTGTATTCTATTATTATAATGGAATTAATCAAACTACTTTGCCTGCAGGATATAACGGATCAATACAAATCGTATCAGGACAAACGTATTGTCCTTAATTTTTAGTAATTTTAAAAAAAATATATAAATGAAAACTATCGAAGCAGTCTCAATTTGGGACAATGGTACAGTACAACAAGCGACTATCCTGAACTGTTATGCAGTTAATGTAACGCTTAACACATCCGCTACTTTTTGGTACGGATTATTTGCTACAACCGAAAGTGGTAGTGTAGGTGCACAACTTGCTCAAGGCAACCTGAATATGACAGGCGAGGCTTATGCTGAATGGCAGAGTGACGTTTTTGCTTGGGAGTGGATAGCAGAGCAGTTAAACCTTACTATTACAGGAGACTTCATCCCTCCGGTTCCTCCTGAACCAACTCCTGAGCCTATTGTAGAAGAAGTAGTTGCATCTGAAGAACCTATTGCTTAAATTTGTTAAAAATAACATAAATCATGAATAAAATTAAATTAACACTTGGAGATATCCTTGCTTTAGAAGCAGAAATTAATGGTGCAATGAATCAGCAAACCAAAGAAGTAGTTCTTAAAGGATTGTTGTCTGAAAACATTAACTTAGTTATTAAGTATCGTTTATCTAAACTAGCTGAATTATTAGCTAGTGACAAGAAAACTTTAGACGGTTTGCGTGATGAGTTAATTAAGAAGCATGGAGAAGAAGACGGTAAAGGTGGAATTATGGTTAATCCTTTCTCAGACGAAGCCAAGACTGTTCAGAATCCAAAGTTTGTGTCATTTGCAAATGAATACAATGCATTATTAGCTGAGGAAAAAGAAATTGATTTCCCTCACGTTACATTGAATGACATTAAAGACATTAAAGGAGAAAGTTTTTACGGTGTGTTCTTAAGCCAAATTTCAACTGATGTTGAATTAGTCGAGAAGTAACACTAATCTATCTATTACATCTTCAGCAACTATACTCCTCTGACACTCAAAATGTCGGGGAGTATTCTTCCAGATTGGGCACCAATCCCAATCTCCCGCATCAAATTTAAAGTTAGGGTTGTTCCAACAACTGTTGCATACTGACTTATTGGTCACACGAATGCAGTCAAACTCGTGGTCTTCTTCAGCGAAGTTGTTAATCATAACTACCTGTTTTCCTAGAGCATTTGCTAACCAAGATACGCCTGAACCCAAGCCTAGGTAAAATTGACTATGGTGAATGATAGACATCGTCTTTTGGATGTCATGATTAATAATCTGCTCACAATTATCGAACGGATTCTCTTCAAGTGACACGTTAATTACTTTATAGCCTTTCTCGTGTAAGAAGTTAATCACTCCTTGCCATCCTTCTTTTGTCCAGAATTTACAGCCTGATGTGGAGTTGGTAGCTATCGTAACATATTTGCCATACAAATTGTTACCAGCATCATACTTTAATTTAGGGCGAATCTCTTTAAACTCAAGTCCCAATATCTTAGTTGCCGCTTCTTGTAGCTTAATTGTGTTTGGTAATACTGGTTCTTTATTTGAATCATAGAACCAACCAATGTTATATTGAGCATAGATATTAGGTACCACCGTTCCAGGTTCCACTAATTCTATCTCAGGAATGTCCAGTATTTTATTTAAAAAAGTGGACATAATTACTTTGCACTTATGCTTCTTTTGGAATTCTAAAGCGTATGGAGCCCAAGCAATTGTGTCGCCTAATGACTTACTAGATAGAGCGATATACACACGCTTGCCTTCTAGGTCAAGTACGTTATCGTGAATTAGTTTACCATCCATATAGACTTTACTGTGCCACTTAGTATAGTACTGTCTGTTTAGTTTGACCCAACAGTTTGATCCGATAGTATTCTCGTAGACTAATTTATCGCCATCAAAGTATTGCACCTTAAAGTCGGCTTTCAGTCCTGACTTAATCTCTAGGTATGGTTGGCCAACAAAGTGTTGGATGATTTTAACATCTTGCTCTTGCTTGTCAAGCGTCATTACTTTATTGTAGAATGCGATTTGCTTCTCCCAAAATATTTGCGAAGTATTATCTGTAGGTATAATGTAATTACATTTGATAGTATTTAAATCAGTATCAATAGGTTGAATGTATTTACTAAACATTGATCCATATTGAGGAAGGTTGTGAGCTATAATTGGTTTACCAAAAGATATGGCTTCGCGTAATACTAGTGGGTTACACTCCCACGTAGAATTAAACATAAAGATATCTGCCATCTTAATGAACCTATGTGCATCATTTCTCTCCAACCACACGTGAACATTAGATGGCAAATCCTTCATTAATGGCTCCCAGTAATGCTTAAAATTAATAGCTTGGTTTCCGATAAAATGAAAGTCCATATCAGGATACTTTCTAGCTATCTCAATCCCCTCAGCTTGATTCTTACCAGGAGTCCAAAGACCTACATTAACAACATTTTTTCTTTTTGTATCAAAAGGGTTATCATAATAATCATAACTTCTTTTATCATCTATTGGAAACTCGATTACCTCTTTGTAAGATGGTGATGAAGCAAATGTCTCTAAGTGATATGGCGTGCAGAAATAGTACGCATCAGGATGAAATATCTTTTCTTTATCGTGGTTAAATGACACGTCGTGGCACGTCTCTACAATTCTATAGTTTCGGTCTTCACGATATAACTCAGAAATCATATCACGATTAAATCGTTCAGCTGGCTCGTGAATGTGAACAATGTCGGGATTGAATTTTGCGATGATGTTGAACAACTCCATCTTGTCCTCGTGCAAGGTGTGAAACGGAACTAGTTCCTTTATTTGATTGCGTTGAACAACGTAGTCTAAGCTATGGCATTGATACTCTACCACCTCTATTTCAAATGTCTTGTAAAGAGTTTGAACACTCTTTAAAACAAATGCAGGCATTCCCCCTGTCGAACAGTGAGCAAGCAGGAATAATATTTTTACTTTTTCTCCTTCCATACAAATCCACCAGCGTGGTTGTAAATATTTTTAATATTAAAATGAATACTCTTTCTGTCTACTTTGGTTGCTTTATAAGCATCTAATACAGACCTATGTTCAGCAATAAATTCACCTTCCTTAGTATATTGTATAACAGGTGTTTTTCTGCAATTTATAAGACCCGTTCTATGTGCGTGATATTTATTCTCGCTATCTGTAACCCATTCTAGGTTCTCAATATTATTATTTAAAGGATTGCCATCTATATGATTTATCTGCGGCTTATTATAAGTATTAGGGATAAATGCTTGAGCGATTAATCTATGAACAAGTTGGTGTTTCTTTTTGTTATCTTTCCACAATTCAACCATAAGCCTACCCTGTTTGACAGTTTGTTTGATTTTGTGCTTTGTATTGATGTTTGTAACAATACCTTGTAAGTCGATTGTATAATTTGGATACGCTTCTATTAATTTTTCCATTTTAATATTATTATTGTGCATAATGATAATCCAAAATTACGTAATATTACGCCATAATAAAATATAATTAGTACTTTTACAAAAAAATATAATACAATGGATAAATTAACACAAGACGAGTTGGATCGTTTCAGAGCCGCTCATACAGAAATCAGAAATCTTCGCAACGCATTAGCAGATGCTGAGATTACAATTCACAATTCCAAAGTAGAGAAACAATCTATTTTAGCTCAGTTAGATACAGCTGGCACAACACATGTTGCCATTCAGCAGGAACTACACGCTAAGTACGGAGATATTACGATTGACTTTGCTACTGGAGAAATCAAGAACAAAGATGGTAATTCGTAAAATATCAGTTGGTGCAGATTATAAGAATGCAATGAATTATATGCATAATCAAGTAGTTTTGCAGGGTAACTACAAGATACATTTGATTCGTCAGACCGATGCAGGAGATGTTGAAATCTTCATTGAGGCTAATGATGAGGTGGTCTTATGGAAAAAGATTAATGGCAATATGCCATTCTTAATTGAATATAATATAGATTTCTAATGCGAAGTCCTTTCTACTTTTTGGTCCAACCACGTGATAACAAGAGATATGATAACACGAGGGGTGAAATTGTTATTTCTACATCGAAAGAAGACCACCTTGCCACTATGCGTGAGGCTGTTGTTATCTCTACGCCTATTGGATATGAGGGCCCTGTTGAATCAGGCGATACGGTCATTGTGCATCACAATACTTTCAGGTTATATTACGATATGCGTGGTAGAGAGAAGTCTGCTTGGAATTACTTTCGAGATGACTTGTACTTTATTGACGATCCGTATGCATACAAGAAGCCTGGTGCTGATTGGATTGGCATTGGTCGCTACGTGTTCATATCTCCAGTGGAGAATTATAGTACAGGCATACTTACTGCGGACGCAGAGAAGCCTCTTGTAGGCACGATAAAGTATCCAAATGAAGAAGTACTAGCACTTGGATTAAAAGAGGGTGACACGGTCACGTTTGAGCCCGAGAGCGAGTATCCCTTCTACATTAATGGTGAGAAAGTGTACCGTATGTATACTAAAAATCTAACAATTAAATTAGATGAACAAAATAACTGAGTTAAAGAAACGCATCATTGACTCTGGATATAAAGCCGTTGAAGAGTTAATCAAGGTTGCTGAGGAGAAGATCATTACTCATATGGAGGATGATTTAGGTGCTGATAAGTTAAAAGCAGCCGCACAAGCCAAAAAACTAGCCATACTTGACGCCTTTGAGATACTTAAACGTATTGAAGAGGAAAGTAATATTATTGAGGGAGTAGTTGGAAACTCTGCACCTACTAACCGTGGGTTCGCAGAACAAAGAGCAAAGACTAAATGAGTTTATTCTACATTGATGAGTCTAATGTTCCTGAGAAGATTCTTGCAAAGAGAAATGCAAAGAAAGATTGGGAGTATGGTTGGGACCCTGAGTATGACTTTGTGGTTGTGTCCAAAGATGGCACGATTGGAGAGGTCTATAATATCAGTGGCCTAAGAGTTGCTTTGCCATTGGCTCCTGACAAGGTTGACTACGATGGCAAAAAGTGGAAAGCCACAGAGCTACCTAAAGAATTATCTCGCATCAAGACCATCTTTGATTGGAACCGTCGTGACAATTCATTTAAGTCTCAATGGGTAGACTACATCGAGAAAGAGTTTGATAGACGTGAGCTTGGCTATTGGTTTATTAACAATGGTCAGAAGACTTACATCACAGGTGCACACTATATGTATCTGCAGTGGTCAAAGACTGACGTAGGTCACCCTGACTTCCGTGAATCAAACAGAGTATTCTTTATATTTTGGGAAGCATGTAAGGCTGACAGCAGATGCTTTGGTATGTGCTACCTTAAGAACCGTCGTTCAGGTTTCTCTTTTATGGCCTCCTCGGAAGCTGTTAACATTGCAACATTAGCTAAGGATGCTCGTATAGGTTTAAACTCTAAG